AGCCAACAACTCCAACAGAGCCTACAGACCCAACGTTACCAATCGTTCCAATCGTTGTTCCAGATACTAAAGTACCCACTCCACCAACATTGCACGGTAATTATCATATGGGACCTACTCCATACATAAGACCACCGTCAGGATTGAATCCAGGATGGATTACTAATGTACCAACACATTACAACACAACCAATCCAGCACAAGCACAATATTATTGGGGCGGTCATCCTTATCAACCAGGAACAACTTTTGATCCTAACTTGTATAATCAAATACCAAATGCGCCAACTCAGCCATTCGGTTCAACATATGCACAAACAAGTGCAACACCTGCTCAAATATTAGCAGCTATGCAGGGTCGTTATCCTTTATTGAATACGACTTCAGTTAACGGTCCTGTAGCACCGTAATTAAAAACATAAATATAACATAAAGGACATTACTATGAACTTCGGCGGCGGAACATCAACAACAACCCCACAATTATCTCAAGAGCAATTGAATGACATTGCTGCAACAACTGGCTTTAAGACAGATGTACTTTTCCCCGCATATAAAGGTGCGATTGAAGGTACAATCGGTCAATATAATGCAGATGCCGGCGGCGTACAAAACGCTGCTCAAAACTTAGCAAGCGTAGGTAGTCAAGCTCAACAGACATTGGGTTCAACTGGTGAATCTGCATTACGTCAAGGTGTTACTGGTATGGAAAGTCTTTTCAGCCCAGACTATGAAGCAAATCAAATTGCAGCAGCACTTCAACCTGCTCAATCACAGTATATGCAAAACGTTGCTAATCAAAATGCACAGTTTGGTGGCACAGGTAATTTAGGATCTGCTCGTGAAGCATTAGCAGGTAGACAACTTGCTGGATCTACAATGGCTACTCAAGCTGCTACTGCTGCTCAAGTACAAAAAGACATTGCTGCTCAACGTGCTGCAACTGGTATGAACTTAGCACAATTAGGATCACAAAACGTTACCGGAGCTGTCACAGCAGCAGGTGTACCGTTGTCAGCAGCGCAAGTTGGTATGGATTATCGCAACAAGATTCTTGCAGGCTTGTATGGTACACCTACAGCTACAACTACTCCTAACTTTACTGGATCGCAAGGTAGCACAACGAGTGGTAATCAATTTGGCTTCAAGATTTAAGGTAACATAATGCAATACTATCAAACAAATTATCTTCCAAACATGCCTACAATGCCAGGAGGTACTGACAATGCTGACCAATCACAAAAGGATGACGAAGAACGCAGAAAGAAATTAGCTGCGATAGCTGGTATGATTACTGGCTTGCCGTTAGAAAGCATCACCGGAGCTGCTGACTATAGTATGTCAGGTCAACAAGCCCCAGTAGTAGATAGTCAACCTCCTGTACAAGTCGCTCAACAGCAGGGACCTGTAATGCCTGAACAAGTTCAACAAGAGCGTCAAGCAATGCTACCTGCAGGGCAGACAATGCAAGCACAAGCACAACCCGCAGCTCCAGTAAATCCTTATGAACCAACTAGTGTTCAATTAACTCCAGAAGCTACACAAGATTTAGCAAGTAAAGCAGGTATTACAAGTAGTGTTAATCCCGCAGACTTACAGTTACCTCAACCAGGTCCTGCGGTACAAGTAGCTGGCACACAACCCTCTGCTGGCGTAAGCGAAGCAGCAAACGCAACTGTGCCAGGTACAGGATTGAAGCCACCAAGTCAATATCAACCATACATTGACCAGTTTAAGAGTGGCGACTTGTATTCACTAGCTAATCCAAAAGCTGAAGCCCCGCAGTTTATTAAGACTGCTGCACAAGAACAATTGTTTAGTGACTTCCAAGAAAAGAAGGCTCAAACTTCAGCACAACAAAAAGTTGATAACGCTATTGCTCAAGCAGCAAGTGATCCTGCTAAGATGATGAAAGTATTTGATGACTTTAAACGTGGTAAAACAGAAGAATCATCATGGGCAAGCATTTACTTGTTAAAGAAGTTTGGCTTTGATGAAGCTGCCAACGAAGAATTAGCTAAGAAGGGCTATGGCGCAAGATTCGAACATACTACTTTACCTAGTGGTGAAGAAGCTATGATTAAGTACACTCCAAAAGGTGAACCACTTAGTGGTATCAGTGCTAGCGGACAAAAACTATCAGCAAGTGATTTAATTGGTGTAAGCCCAACAAGTAAGACTGCAATGTACACTGGTGGTAGCAAATTATTCACTATCCCTAAGGGTCAGGCTAACGAAGGTGAAGATTACAGTCCACGCTTTAACACACATTCTGGTAAATATGAGAACATCATTGCAACAGGACCTAACGCAGGTAAAATTTATACAGGCACTGCTGGTTTAGAAAAGCGTGTTGGTACTGCCGAAGCTATTACAGCTAATAAGCAAGAAGCAAGTAAAGGTCTAATCGATTATCGTTTAGCACAGAACTTGAAGTATGCAGGCCCTATGGCTTACACAAAAGCAGGTGCTGCATTTGCTGGTAAATATAATACTGAAAATGACACAAATATCGGATACAATCGTCAAGGTGTTTTAGTTGACCATTTTGATAATAACAAACCTATTGTACCGAACAAAGATGGCACTATCAATGCTACTCAACGTGTTGAAGGTAAGCCAGCAGCAGCATCAGCAACACAGGCTCCTACAGCACCAACACAAGGTACTACACCAGGACAAGTTGCAAGTCAAGATTTGAGCAAGCCTCCTGCATATGATAATGCATTAAGCCCATTAGCTAACAAAGAACTACAAAAGAACTGGGCAGCTAACCGTAAGAAGATTACAACTGATTTTATCACTGGTAAGCAAGGTCAAACTGTACAAAGTTTGAACGTAGCTGTTGACCACTTGGACACATTAGCTGATGCTGCTAAAGCATTGAATAACGGTGACGTTAAATTATTTAACCAAGTAGCAAATGCTTATAGCAAGAATACAGGTGAGCCAGCAGTAACTGACTTCAACGCATTGAAAACAATCGTTGGTAGTGAAGTTGCTAAAGCTGTTGCCGGTGGTGCTACTGCATTGGGTGATAGAGAAGAAATTCGTGCTGAAATCAATGCTGCTTCAAGTGAGAAGCAATTGTTAAGCGCAATCAACAAATATCAACGACTAATGGCAGGACAAGTTAACGGTCTACGCCAAACATATGTAAGTAGTGGTTTACCTGCAGAAGACTTTGATAACAAATTGCTACCAAGAACAAAGAAAGTTTTAGGTGAAGCAGGTGGTGGTACAGAAGCTGTTCCAACAACACCAGCAGAAAGAGCCAAAGCTGAACTTGAGCGCCGTAAGAAGGGACAACCATAATGGCATTAGACTATTCAACATTATCAGATGCAGAATTAGAAGCAATTGCAAATAATGATTATTCAAAATTATCGGAACAAACATTAAACGCAATTGCTAGTGAAAACGAACCCAGAGAGAAATCAATGGGTGAGAAAGCTGCGAATGCTGTAGGTGGAGTTGCTGGTATGGCAGTAGACGCTGCACAAGCAGGTTATAATGCAGTTCCATACAAAGAACTTGTTATGCCATACGCTGGATACAAAGCTATCCCTCATCTTGTTGAAGGTGCAAAGGCAGGCGCACGTGCAATTAATACATTAACAAGCCCATCAGCTCCGGTAGCTCCAGGACCCAACCCAGCGATGAGTCCTAGTTATACAGCTCCTGCACAAACACCAAAAGCTCCTAGTATGATTGAACGTGGTAGTCAGTATGCTAGACAAATGCAACAAATTGCTGCTGAAAAAGTTATGCAAGGTGCAAGAGCAGCAGCTCCATATGTAGCACCAGTAGCTAGAGCAGGCGGCGCAGCGGCTGCTGCATTGATGCCAAGTAATGTTGGTCAGAACTATTCTGTACCACAGTCAGGACCAATGCGTGGTATGGAAATTAATCCTAATACAGGACGTCCATGGACACGTGAAGAATTAGCAATGATGAGATAATATGAATACAGTAGAACAATTAACCGAAACATTCTGTGACAATTTCGTTAACAGTTACAGAGCACACAGTTGCCATTTCAACATTAAGGGTGAAAACTTTTATGGATGGCACAAACTATTGCAAAAGATTTATGAAGATTCAGAAGCAATCCAAGATGACTTGGGTGAATTGATTCGTGCATTAGATAGTCTTGCTCCAGAAACAATTACAGACATTTTAAGTATGGCTGATATGCCAGACACAACTGCATTTGGTACTGAAGCATATGATTTGTTGCGTCTTGTACTTGATGGACAAGAGCATATGGTTGATAGTTATGGTAAATTAATAAGTATTGCGACTGAAGAAGGTCATGATGATGTTGCGAATTTCGCACAAGACCGTATTCGTCAACATAAGAAGTTTGCCTGGATGTTGAAAGCTAGTTTAGAGTAACTTTTTGTATGCGAAGCTACCGCGAACAAGATAACCATTCTTTTCGTGTAGTTTCAAAAATGCATCTTGTTCTTTACGCATACTGTTTGAAACAATAACACTTGCGTTTGTTAACTTAGCGAAGATATCCCAGATACTTAGCATATCATTGACGAGTTTGTATCTCATTCGTGCAGATAAGTTTTTGTCAACGTGTGCTATTTTAATAGTTACAAGTTTTTCAGTAGACCATAAACAGTTTTCTGAGGTTGTAGCCATAGTGTAAGCAATGATGTTATTATTTTCATCTATTGCAACACTGAAAAGTTCGGATAAAGGAGAATAGTACTGATTAACGACTGATAATGTAATATTATGTTTACTTACACGAGGGTCAACCTCAAAAACATCATCAACTTCGTCAAGTAGTTGAGTGTATGCTAAGTTAAATATTGTATCTACGTCTTTGCCCTCAGCTGGGCGCCAGTTGTATGTTGTCATTGCTTTGCCTTACTTAATTAAGAATAAATATTTATATGGATCAGAAAAGCGTAAAATTGAATAAGAAAACAGGACAGCCTTTAAAACCTAAAGGTGGTGCCCGTAAGGGTGCGGGTAGACCAAAGGGTTCTACTGAACAAGTTACAATCGGGGGCTTACTAGCTGCGTTACAAGAACAAAGCAATGGTAAGAACTATGAGGATATTTTAGTTGAGGACTTCCTAAAAGCAAGAACTGCAGGAGATACTCAATTGACTGTTAAGTATCATAACTTGATACTAAACAAAGTTATGAATAGCTTGGCAAAAATTGAAGTTACTGAGCCTCAGGACGCAATTGAAGCTAAACAGTTGGCATTTGCGGAAGCATTAGCTAAACTGACCGGAATTAAGAAAGACTAAATAACATTATGCCGTTAAAAAAATCAACTTCGCCAAAAGCATTCAAAGAGAATGTAAAGAAGGAAATAGCTGCTGGTAAACCGACCAAGCAAGCTGTAGCAATCGCTTATGCAACTAAGAGAGCGGCAGCTAAAAAATCAACTAAAGGGAAATCCAAATGAAAAATTCAACAGGTGGTTTAGCATTTAACGGTCAAGGTGGGGCTGGTTACAGTCGCATGAAGTCTGGTGAATGTGTTAACCAATATACAGGTAAAGCAAACGAAGGTGCACTTATCAATAAAGGCCGTGGCCCTACAGGTGGCGGCACAAAAGTTCCAGCAGACAAAGACATGATTCGCGGTGCTGCACAATACCGTGGCGTTGGTGGTACAACTATCAAGAAGCCAGGTGCAGACGCTAAAATCGACATGAAGCGTGGTCCAACGAAAGGTAACGAATAATGGCAACAACTATTACAGCAAGCGTAGTAACCGCATTTAACGTTGACGGTCAAAATTTCTATGATATTACATATCCAGGACCTGACCTATATCAAAACCATATTGCTAGTATCAGTAAAGCTGACCCAGCAGTTGTTACAACATCAAGTCCTATCACTGTAAGTACGACTGGTACTGTAGGTACAATCGCAGGTTCAGGCCCATACACAGCTATCATTACTGGTATGAGTTCTACTGTTGGATTGCAAGAGGGTTCAATCATTACTGCTACTGCAGGTACTGGTAACTTGGGCGTTGGTACAACTCATGTAACATCAGTTCTTGGTAACAAATCAGTTGCTATTTCAAGTTCAGCAACACAAAACGCTGGTACAATCACAAACGTTACTATTGCAGCTCCGATAACTATTCCTGCAGGCTTTGCAGATGGCGATGCAATTTTAATTACCGGTGTAGAAGGTATGACTCAATTAGCAACAGCTGGTCATGACGGTACTAACCAATTCTATGCTAACGTCTTAACAGACACTACATTTGCATTGTACACTGATTCTAGCTTGTCAACAACTGTTGATAGCTCTGGTTTCACAACAGCTACAGCTAATACAGGTTCATATCAAACATTTACTGGTTTCACATATGAAAGCCAAGGTGCAAGAGTACCAATGGTGTTCCCAACAATTGAAACAAACGTTGGTACAGATATTTCTATCGATGCTGAAACAGGTGAAATCACTTTAGCTGCTGACATCACATATCAAATTAACGTAAGCTGCCAACCATTAACAAACCCAGCTAGTTTTGGTGGACATTTCGAATTATGGGATGAGGGCTCAAATGCTCAAGTTGGTCAATCAATTCCAATTAATGGTACTACATTAGTAGCTACTGTCACTCCTTCAGTAGAAACAGTTTATCAAGTGTTCGCTGTTGCTCCAGAAGGTCAACCTTGGGCACCCCCTGCAGGTATTCAATTTGCAGCAATTTCAATTGTTGCAGTATCAGGCTACGAAGTAGCATAAGGAAAAAGACATGACAGTTTATAATATTTCAGGTGCAACACTAACATTGACTGGCAATGGTTCAGTCAATGGTGGTAACATTGCATTAGCAAACACAATCAATCCAGTAACCGGTGGTGCTGGCATCGATACAGTTCGTATAGTTAACACAAGCGCAGGTAACATTGCGGTAATGACTTACACACCTAGCGATACAACTTACACTTTCACTGGTGTTACTGGTACTGCAAGTGGCGCTGGCGCAAATGCTTCATTTAACGTTACTGTTGCTAATACAACAGGTTATACTGTAGCAATTAATAACGCTGGTGCAGGTTATGCTAACGCAGAAACCATTACTATCTTAGGTACTAGCTTAGGTGGTGGTACAACAACAAACGACTTGACATTAACATTGACAGTTGGTACTGTTGCTAACGTATCAGGTGTTATTACATCTGTAGCAGCAGCAGGTACTCGTCTATGGCCTCAGTCAGCAACAGGTACAATCAGTATCTTGCCAAGAGGTGAAGAGTTCATTCAAGTAACAGCTAACTCAGGTATTGGTTGCTATTTCTCAGCAAACATCACTGACGGTAATTTACTAGTTACTCCAGTAACAGTACTATAATAAGGAAACAAAATGAGTAATCCACAATCAAAACCAATCAACCAAAAACGTGGTCCTACTACTGGTAACAGTGGTACACCAAGTAAGCGTAAAGAATTCATGGCTGAGAAATCAACTACTGGTTCAGAACGTGCAACTATTGCTAACATGATTACAGGCGCATTAGAAATGCGTGGTCGTGGTCAAGCTGGTAAAACTAATCCTGCTTACGAAGGTTTACATAGCAATACAGGTCCTACAAAGAACCCTACAGCTAACGGTAGTAAACTACCAAGCAAATATAAGAAGTAATCATGTTTGGTATCTTTGGTGGCGGCATTCCTAGTGCTCAATCATTATTGAGCCCTGTTAATTTTGTAAACAATTTGTATAAACAACCTGTAACTGCTCCGGTAGTTCCAGTAAACTATACAAATTTGCCACCGGATACCACTCACTATACAGATTATCGAAATTTTAATTTTGGTAATCCTGCAGCAAAATTAAACACAACACAGCTTGGATTAAATCCTGGATTTGTCACTACACCTAAAGCACCGGTACCATATAATCCGGTACAAACTATGTCACAAGCTGATGTTTTTAAATTGATTAATAGTGTCAATCAAAATCCATATCAATATATGGCACCTAAAATTGCAACACCGCCTGTAGCAAACCAATATAATTGGGCTACACCTGCAGCAAAGGTATTAGGTCCTATAGCACCAACAAAGAAGTAGATAAATAAGTAAGCAGTAGGACATGGGGTTCTTCTAGCTATAGTTTAGAAAAGGAAATGAAATGAGTAAAAAACCAACAACACCAACAGACGACATTTGGGACACAACCCAAGATGTTAAAGAAGCCGTTAAAAAAGAAGTGAAATCTGAGAAGGCTCCTGAAGTCGCAATCAAAAAGCCAACAGCACCAAAAGCAATTTCAAACGCAATGTTTGACTTAGAAGGTCTAATGACAGACTTTCCAACAGCTAAAGAACTAGAACGATTTGTCTATGATGAAACAGGCGTAGTTCTTAACTTAAAAGGTCGTGCTAACAAATTAAAGTATCAAGTAGCAATGGATGTTCTCAACGGAGAAGAAGTTGATCCTGTATTCTTGGGTCAAGATAATCCATACATTGATAAAGCAGAACTAATCCCAACAGACCCAATCAAAGAAGTACCTGAGCGTGACCCATCATTGCCTGCACGTAATCAACAACAAAACGCTTTCTATTCACCTTTGATTCCTCATCCAGATGCAGAACAACGAGCACAGGATAAGAAAGTTTCAATGATTTTCCGTAAGTATAACAATGGCATGATTTCATATGAGATTCTAGGTCCATTAGAACAAAAGCCATTCGGTGAAAAGATTGACAAGTTCGGTCGTACTCGTCCAGAAGTTATCAAATGGATCGATCCACGTACTGGTGAACAAACTATCATGCGTGAAGATGGTACATTGACACCGCAAGGCAAGCGTCTACGTGCAATGATGCAAACAATGAAAGTCAACAAATCAAATCAATGGGACGTATGGATTGACCGTGAGTTCATCTCATTGAATGATTCAGTTGCACACAACCCATGGGACTTAGATAAGTAATGGCTATCTTAGATAAAAACGGAAATGAACGTAAAATCATTCGTGTCGCTAAGGACGAAGTTGCTGATGCGATTAAAAAGAAAGAAGATATCATGGTACAAGAGACCAAGATTCTTCAAAAAGTCAACAAAGTTCACCGTGAAGCGTTTAAAGAACGTTTTCCAGGTCAACTAGAACATTGCATGAGATTAACTGCTGAACGTTTGCAAGCTATCTTAACAAAGAAGCCAGCAGACTTAGCAGACCCTGAAACATGGGACTGCACAGCAAGTGAAATTCATGACCTAGCTCATGGTTTATATTACTTGAGTATTATGAACCAACATTATCCAGTGGAGACAGAATGAACATTGCATGTAATGAAGATAGTGGGTTCGACTTAACTGGTACTGTATTAAATGACGACCAGATTCATGTCAATTTTCGTTTCAACAAAGACGATACTGAGGATGTCAACATCAGTTACATTTTCACTAAAGAAGAAGTTGAAACATTGCGTGATGCATTCACTGACTTATTAGGTTAATAATGATAGGTACAGAGACTTTAATGGCTCGTGCTTTAAGATGGGCGGTAGACAAAAACAGTTTAACAATTGAAAGTCTACCGACATTACCTGGCCCTCTACGAAATCAATTACAAGATTTGTCTATTGAAATCTGTGAGGACATGCGCTATAACCAATTGAAGTATTTTAGACCATTTGAACATCAACTAAAATTCTTTAAAACAGGTAATAGTGAAAGACGCGGGATATTGGCAGCTAACCGAATTGGTAAAACAGTTAGTACCTGTTTTGAAACGGCATGTCACCTTACTGGTTTATATCCTGAATGGTGGGAAGGTTATCGTTTTGATAAACCTATCACTTGTATGGTCGCAGGTGAGGGTTGGTCACAGGTTGCTTTAGTACTTCAAAATGAACTACTTGGTACACAAGACATTAAGATTAAAGATAACATAGGCACCGGTGCGATTCCTCGACATTGTATTATTACTGACACTATGCGCTCTGACGGAGCAAACTGTATCGGTGTGGAAATCAAACACGTGTCAGGAGCAAAGAGCTATCTATTGTTCGCAAACTACACCCAAGAAGTTCGTCAGTTACAGGGTTTTAAATTAAACTTAGCTGTATTTGACGAACAACCACCAGACGACTTCTTTTCAGAAATCGTTACTCGTACAGCTACAACACAAGGTAAAGTACTATGTTCGTTCACGCCCTTAAAAGGCTTAAACGGATTAGTTAGTAAGTTTTGGAATCACGAAGAAGGATATGAATTCATTCGTGTATCATGGGACGATGTACCTGAGTACGATCCCTGGGGTCAAGCATTCTTGCTAAATAGTACACGTAGACAATTAGAGAAGGATTATCTCCCACATGAACGTGAAGCTCGTATTGCTGGCAAACCTGTCATGGGTAAAGGCGCTGTCTTTCAGCTTAACTCTTGGCCAACTTATAAGACCGGAGAAGTTGATTTTACTCGCATGCCTAATATTCATCGTATCATTAGTTTGGACTTGGGACTAGTTAATGATAAAACTGTTATCAGTTTAATGTATTGGGAACCAAATGAAAAGACTGCATACTTGCATAGACAAATCGTTGTTCAGGGTATTGAAGAAGCTGTGCCAACACAGTACATCAATCATTTACTCAGACCAGAAGTCTTTGGAACCCCAATTGTACTTCCAGCAGATGCTAGTACGTCTGGACGATATACAATGTCGTCAAACTCAATTAGAGAGTTGTTTGAAAGCTATGAACTTAATGTTTACGAGAAAGCGATAATGAACCCACCTGATAGTCAGGGACGTGTAACTAATCACAAAGCATATGGTATCAACCAAATGCGTCAGATGTTAGAAGTTGGTTCATTAATGATTAACGAGAACTGCACTCAGTTTTTGAGTGAAGCACAGAATTACTTTGTTGACGAAAAAGGTCGTTTCAGTGACCCTGATGACTGTATTGACTCAGCAAGATATGGATTGCTAGGTATATTGAATGGAATAGCTGAACCTTGGGATAACAGAACCCCTGCTCAACGAATGCTTGCTCAACGAGACAGATATGTTCAAAGAGATGATTCAAATAAACCTGCATGGAAGAAAGCATACTCAGCATGAAGTCAAAATATCTAGTAATGGCGGGAGAAGTCCCAACAGTCATGTGCGAAGAACACGCCAAAATGTTCGAACAAATGATGCTAGCGGGCGACTTGCCCCATACTATCATTGAGATGGAAGACGATGAAGCAATCAATGCTGTTTGCCAAGTCTGTGAATTGAAAGAAACAAAGGATGAGTTAAGTCGTCCTAAAATTATATTACCGGGAGAGTTTTAATGGGTAAAGGAAGTAACCGTAGAGTAGAAGATGTTGTTAAGATTAGAGACAACTGGGACCTTATTTGGGGTAAGAAAGATAACAAAGAAGAAAAGTCCGAAGAAAAAGTAGAAACACCCGCTGAAGAAGACGGTTCTACAAAGACTAAATAATAGATTACAAAGGACTTATTCCCCATGCTGGATATTAAGAATATACCCGTCGACGACATTAATAAAAACAAAAAGATTAATGATAGATTCGTCACAATGAAAAATCAAATGGATGTGAAGATGGCTTCATATCTACGTTACCTAGGAACTAAAAATGCTGTTAACCGCGCAAGTGATTATCATTATCTTTGCCTTGCTGTTACTGATAGTACTGCTCCAGTTAACGGCATCGACTATATCCACCCTTCTGTAAAACCAGTAGTTGATTATGCGACTGCTGTTATTGCTAAAGGCTTAATGCCAAATGGTGAGATTAACTTTGAATTTGTAGCTGACAATGAAGATGATGAAGTAGCAGCAAGACAAGCTACTAACATGGTTCACAAGATTGTCAATCAAATGAATGACCCACACTTTATCTTAGAGCGCTGGATCATGGACGCAAACATGCACAAAAACGGCATGATGATGATTAAACCTATTCGTGAGAAGATTGACCGTTATGTTGAAACTCAGGGTACATTAGAACAATTAAAAGCATTTGAAGCACAAGCAGCAGAAGCTGGTATGACTGCATTACGCCAAAGTCGTAGACGTATTAACGTTGATTTAGAAAAAGTAATGCAAGAGTCTCAGCAATTGCTTCAAAAATATAAAATGTTCTCTGCCGAACATATGGTTGAACAGTTCATTGGAAATATCAAAGACAATGAAGACGATATTGCTGACCAAATGGCAAGTGTGGCCAGTGAGCATACTGCATCTATGGCCGATGATGAGAGAGAAATATTGAACATGTCAATTTCTCGCAATACAATTTATTCAGCAAAGTATAAATTGACAGGTTATAGCATCAATATTCAGTTTCACCCTATCGCTCAACACTATTGGATTTGTGATCCTACAGTACCAGAAATGAAGAATCAACCTTTCTGCGGTTACTATGATCCAATGACAATTCAAGAAGCAACTGAGTTATACCCAGGTATCAACTTAGAAGAATTTGAAAAGTACGCAGAGTATAACATGAACGGTGCTTATCAAGCAGGTTCAGTATTAAACAACTTAGCTATTCATGCACGTGACTCAGTTCCAGTCATGGGTATCCCTGTAAGTTCAGCAAGTAGTGCTGACCCAGATAGTAGAATTGTGTCAATCGTAACAGTATGGAACAAATATGATATCGATGGCGATGGCGAAATGGAATTGATTGAGTTAATCTATTCTGGTTCGTATATCATTTCAGCAAAGGAAGTTGAATTTATTCCTGTTGCTAACATGTGTCCAAAGCCACTACCAGGTAACTTCTATGGTATGAGTATCGCAGAATCTGTTATCCCGATGCAGGAATACAACACTTCAGCAGCACGTGCTGAAATTCAATTAGGTCTATTAACAGCTACACCGAGATTGGGTGTTAAACCCGACAGACTAGACTTTGAAATGTTACAAGATGGCGAAGCAGCTATCTTTATCTTGGACAGCAAGTTTGACCCAGCTAAAGACGTATATCAAGTTCCACCTCCAAGTGGTAACTTACAGTTCTTAGAAGTAGCTATGAATCGTATCCAACAAGATACAATGGCTATGGTTGGTATGACTACTCCTAGCGATGTATTCAACCCAGAAGTAATGGCTCCAGGCAACAGTGGTGTAAAACTACAACTTGCTTTGACTCCTAACCAAATCATTCAAGACAATACAGTTCGTAATGCTGCTGAAGGATTGAAGGAAGCGTTATGGTTAGTATGGCGTACATTGATTCAGTATGGTGATGACTATGGTGTTAAGAAGTTAGCATCTCAATTCAGTCCAGACAAGAAGCCTGTATTCCTAGACTATCAATCATGGGACGACATGAACTTCTGCGATAGAAAACAATTACACTTAGAACTAAGTATTGGTATGATGAGTGAAGAAAACGCATTAGGTCGTTTACAAATCATTCAAAAGTGTCAAACTGAATTGTATGCTACAACTCAAGGTATGGTTCAATCAGGTACATTGACTCCTGAAATCTACAAGAAAGTTAAAAAGCCTTTCGCTGATACATTGTATGTTCTTGGCGTTAAAGACTGTGATAGCTATTTACCAAGCGATGAAGAAGTCATGCAAATGATTAAGCAAGGTCAAGAAGCTATGAAAGCTAAAGAACCAACTCCAGCAGAGAAGAAAGATTTGTCAGCAGCAATGTTGAATCAAGTTAAAGCTAATCAAATTGAACAAGAGCTAGCAGGAACAGATGCAGAAACTCAGCTTGACTACATGGCTGTGGCTGCAGGTGATCCGAAAGTTTATAGCTAATCAATTTGTATAAATAGATTATAGACAAGGAAATGAAATGATACAAGAAAGCTCTACAGAGTTTTACAACACTAGATTGACAGTTGACTACAGTAACATTACTAAATTAACTCCTTCACAAAAGGATAGAATTAGAAGTTACGGTAGTCAAGCTGAACAACTACTAAAGAATAAAGATTTGGCGATGTTTATACATCACCATAAGTTTGAGTTAGCAGATACCCTTGCTAGTATTAGAGGGTTTACAGTTGATGATAACTCTCAGCGTGTAGCGTTAGCGCATGAACTCGCTGGGATTGACAGTTTCGTGAACAGCTTAAAAAGAGCTGTTTATTTGAAAAATAAACTTGGTAACGATAATACCGCCCAAGTATAATACTACGAAAGAAAATTGAAATGACAGACAATATCAGCCCTAATGCAAATAGCACGGCCACTGAAACAAATGCAGTCCCTAGTTTAGACTCAATAGCAGCTAAAATGACCGCGATGCGAAATGAAACATTGCGTAATCAAATTGGTGCTACTAATCAGACTGAGACAGGTCAAGAAGAATCGGCAGAAACTTCGAGCCCTGTGGCACCAGAAGACGGAAACGTTGAGCCAGAAGTTGGTGATACCGACGATTACAGTATAGACGAAAGCAATCAAGAAGCAGAGAGCCCTGAAGAGGTAACTCCTGATAGTAATGATAATTCTACATCAGATGAGCTAATCGACTTTATCGAATTCGCAGAAACTAATCCGAACGCTAAGTTCAAGTTTATGAAGAATGGTAAAGAAGTAGTTATTGATGCTAAGAAAGCAGCCGCTATTCTAGGTCAAGGATCAGCAATACACGAAGAAGCACGCCAATTGAAGGTTGACAAGGCTGAATTTGATGAATATCTCAAAGACACCCGAAGCCGTCAAGAGGGTTTGACTTTAGCAATGGAATTTACAGTTCAACCTCAGTTGAAAAGTGCGTATGATGAAATCATCAAAACGCAAGGCTATCAGTCTACTTTTCAACAGCAATTGCAACAAACAAATGATCCTGCGGTAATCGCACGTATTCAAGCGTCTATGCAACAGAATGAACAGTACATTCGTAGCCAACAACAAGTTATCGGTCAATTGAAACCTGCGGTAGATGAGTTTAGACAAATTCGCCAGCAGCAAGTAACTGAACGATTAGATTATCATCGCAAGAATTTTCAAGATAAAGAATTGAAAAATGAATATGTCTTTAATGAAATTCGCGGTAAACTTGAAAAGTTGTGGCCACAAGCTAAAGAGGAAGTAATTCCTGGAGTAAAGAATCTAGACTTAATTACAAGCGATGAAAAGTTGCTTAGTTTACTACGTGATGGATTGCGTTACAGAGACAAACCAACAACAAAGTCTGCTGGAGGCAGTATGGCAGCGTTGACTCAAAGACGAGCAAGTACAACTCAAAGAGGATCGGGCGGGGATGATATCTCTAAACTTCGTGAACAAGCCAAGGCCGGTGATAAGAAAGCCGGAGACAACTTACTAGTAGCACAATTGCAACGCATCCGTGCTGGTAGAGGTAGTCGCTGAGATAAATAAAAATAGCCTAACATAACATTCATTTAAGGAGAATAAAATGGCAGAAATCACAACATCCCAGATTGGTAATGGTACAACCGCTTATGGTTCAGATATCGTTGTCAAAGACTTAGACCTAGACGTTTCAAACCGCGTTAAGGACGATACCCCTGTTTTAAACATGGCAATGTCTAAAAAGCGTAAAGTTAACTCAACTTTACCATTATGGTCTGACGACATTTATCGTCTACCAGCTGTTCAAGCTCAAGTTGAAGGTGCAACTGTTGCTACTTCACAAGCTGAATCTAACAGCCGTTACAACTTGGGTAACTACACTCAAATCTTCTCTACAGTTATCGCATCAAGCGGTACAGCACGTGCAGTAATGCAAGCTGGTGGAGATCCTCAAGCATATCAAGAAGTCAAGCAATTGATTGAATTGATGTTTGACGTAGAACAACAATTAGTTCGTGCTGACCAAATCGGTACAAAGTATGCAGGTCAATCTGGTTCTGCTTCTGGTCTACCAAGTGGTCAAACTGGTCGTCGTATGGGTTCTCTATCAGCTTTCGCAGGTACACAATCTTTCAACACAACTGGTCAAACTGCTGGTACAATGTCTACATGGACAAACAACGAATCTACTGACAGTGCTTCAGAAGCAAGTGGCGCATTCAACATCGCTGCTAACGGTTCACAGTTCTACACTGGTACATTCACAAACCAATACTTCAGCCCAGCTTTGTACAAGCAATTGGTAACTGTTGCTGAACAACGTTACAACGCTAAGATCCGTACTATTGTTGCTCCAACTTCATTACGTACAAGCATCTCTGATAACATCACTCAATCACGTGGCATTAACCGTGTGAATTCTGAGCGTGGTGATACAGTTGCAACATACGAAGGCGACTTTAACTACACATACGAAATCTATGATTCATGGATCATGGACCAGTCTGGTGTTTCTAACTCAATCTACTTCTTGAACGAAGATGTCGTTCAGTGGGGTTCATTGCGTGATTTGGGACCAAACAACGAAGTATTCAGTAACGCTGACGCTTCATTGGATCAGTTCATCATGGAAGGTACATTGATTGTACGTAACCCAGCTGGCGTAGGTGTTCTAAACAACATCACTGCTGGTACAACTGCTCAATCTAGCTTGCCAGGCGCACGTCCTGCAGTATTGGTACAACGTACTAACACTGGTGCTGGTGACGTTACACCTTAATTGGTGACGAGTGTAAAGAAACTCGAAACAGTAAAAAAGGCTCTTCGGAGCCTTTTTTCGTTGACTAAATACATATATGAGTGATATTAACAACCCCGACTACTTAGACGACCAAGATCCAGAAAAGAACTATAATTTTTATAGACAGGATCACGGTGGAATGGTCACGAATGATAATGGTATTGCTGACCGACTATTGAAAAACAATGATTTGTACAATAGTATGAAAGGCGATTGGAAACGAACTGCAATGAACAAAGGTAACAACATTAAGGTTACCACAGGACGTCAAGACGGTAAGTTTTACATTACACGTGAACAAACAAACACAGAAGCTATTAAGCAACATGTGAAAGAATATAGAGCATTTGCTGAAGCAGGATTACCCGATCCTCTAGCACCGTTAATGCCCGATGGTAAATTAGGATACAAATGGATGGAACTTCCAACAGTTATCTCAATTCGTATTTCGGATCAATATTTCGGTGGCATGCCTTGGAATGCTATAAAAACAGATAGAACATTAAAAGCCCAGTTCTATCGTGTGGTACAACAAGAGTACCCAGAATATGTCTGTTACCCAGGTGGTAAATTACCTATCCCAGTAGCAGTATCATATCCAACAAGAACAGGCTAACAAAGGAAAACAGATGTTTACAATCCCCTCAGCAGACGACCTAGTAACATTCGTCAAAGACTTCACAGGATCAACTAATGATACAGAAATTAAACAATGTATATTCATGGCTGAAATGTCTATGCGTAACATTGAGCTACCAGCCTTACGTTGTGATCCTTATGCCCCAGAGAATATCGGCGTGGCTGATAGTAATGGTCGGATTCCAATCCCTGGTGACATGAACAAACCTATTCTGTTCTTTAAACAAGGACAGCAATATGTAACTCAAGCGACAGCAACAGGTAATAGCGGTGAAACAACTATTGAATTAACTTCGACACCAAATCAACAAATCACAGTTGGTGCATATGTCACTGGTAACAATATTGGTTTAGGTGCTACAGTTACAATTATTAACAATACCACTGTTACATTGAGCGTAGCTAATACTGGAACAGTTAACGGTACAATTCAGTTCACAACATTATCTAATCAATCAAGTCAAACAGGTCCTTGGATCGTTTATGACCGTATTGGTGATAGAGATATCATTACTCAAGGTATGATTGCTCAGTTGTATTTGCAACCAGTTAACGTACCAGCAGTTATTCGTGGTAAGTTCAGTGAAGTTGGTCAGATGTATGAATTCTTACCATATGTTGCTGAAGGTGACTTGATTAACATGTATTACTACAAAGCATGGCCATTGTTGTTTAGTCCAGCAGACGACCAAATTGTACAAGCAAGTTCGTTAGTTACTGGGTCAGGTACAAGTGCATCATTGTCAATGACAGATTCAAGTGTTGTGGCTGTAGGTGATGTCTTAACTTGTATCCCAACAAGTGGTTCATTTGGCCCGTCAGGTTTAGTAACAGTAGCATCAATTGATGATAGCACACACATAACAGTTAGTGGTACGGGTATCACTAGTGGCGGAATTAATGATGTTGCTATTACTAATATTACAGTTCAATCAAACGCAGTATTGTCAACATGGCCAGAAGGTTATGTTTATGCTACATTGCGTGAATATTATATCAAACGTCACAATGACCAAGACGCATCAGTATATCAAACTAAATTTGATAGTGCTTGGAATGTCATTGAAGACCAAAACAACTTAGGTAAATGGAGCGGTGGACACACTAGAATGAGTTCTATTTGGCAACCACGTCAATATCGTCAGTATAACATTAAGTAAGGAGTTACATGAGTAATTCAAGTTTATACGGATCAACTGGTAATGTTACAGTATCCGCTAATAATCTAACAACATTATACAATGCTACAACAGGTAATGTTGTAACACAGAATGTGCCTGACCGTGATTTTACTACACTTTATACAAAGCAAGCTGATATCCAACCCACACGTAGTTATGGCAATAGCAACGTAGAAGCATTCTTAAACGCCGGAACAGACGGAGGTAACACAGTCCAGAACATCATAATGACTGGTAACTTAACCGTCGGTGGCGTTAGTGATTTGGGCCCAATTGGTAATGTTGTTATTACTGGTGGCGATTTAAACTATATCATTAGTACAGACGGTACTGGTAACTTACAATGGGTTCCTCAACAGGGAGCTGATGGTAACAGTACACCTTACATTCATTTTGCTGTTTCTGCAACAGCTAACAATCAACAGTTTACTAGTGATGACTTAGAAAACTATGCAGCTAATACTGAGTTTAATTTGTTTAAAAACGGTGTTAACATTGAACCAACATATTACACTAAAACAAGTGCTAATACAGTTCAAGTTAATATCTTATTGAACACCGGTGACACAATTGATATCTTAGCTAGCGGCGGTGGCGGCGGCGGTATGGTGGGTGGTTCTACGGGTCAAGTTCAATATAATGGTGGCAATATCTTTAGTGGTAACAGTAGTTTCACGTTTGACCAAATCAATAGCTTATTGACTGTTGGCAACATTGAAACATCTAGTTTAGCTGTTACTGGTGAAACTGACTTGGGTAGTGTTGCTAATGTCACAATCACTGGTGGTACAAACACATATGTATTATCTACTGATGGTGCAGGTAACTTGTCGTGGGCGGCACCTAGCGGCGGCGCAGCTACTGGGGTAAATGCAACAATCGCAAACGTACACATTACCGGTGGCTCAAATGGTCAATCTATCATTACTGATGGAACAGGTAACCTATCATTTGCTACAGTTGTAACTAGCCCTGCAGGATCAAATACACAACTACAATATAACAATGCAGGTAGCTTTGGTGGAAGCGCAAACTTAACTTTTGACAATATATCTAATACGTTATCGGTAACAAACATCGTTGCCAACGGTAGTCAATTAACACAATTGACAGGTGCTAACGTGACTGGTACAGTACCTCTTGCAACATTAGCAGATAGTGTGTCAAATAGTTCACAACCAAACATTACAAGTACAGGTACATTAATTGGTTTATCTAGTGGTGGCACTGTCAACTTTACGACAGCAAGCAATGTAAGTTTGGGCTCAGATTCAAATGTTCATATTACAGGTGGCACTACAGGTCAACTGTTAAGCACTGATGGCGCAGGTAATCTAAGTTGGATTAACATTAGCGGTGGCTCTATTATTCAAAATGGAACTAGTAACGTTAGTATCCCAGTAAGCGATGGTAACATTTACATCAGCGTTAATGGATTGGCAAACTTAATGTCGGTAAGTAGCACAGGTGTTACTATTGCTACTACCACTACTATTCAACAAGGTATCGAAAAAGTTACCGCTAATGCAACAGGTAGTACCGGTACTGTTAACTTCGATTTGTTGACTCAAGCTATACTAAACAAAACAGCTAACTCGGCATCTAGCTTTAATATTAATGCTAGAGGTAATAGCACAACTACATTAGATACAGTAATGTCAACTAGCCAATCAATGACTATGACATATATCAACAAGAAAAATACAGGTTCTCCTGGTGTCATGTCTTCGTTTCAAATTGACGGTACAACTCAAACAGTGTATTGGGCTAGCGGTGTTAACCCTACAACTAATAGTAGTACATACGACTTGTACACATTTAACATTTTGAAAACAGCAGCCAATACTTATACAGTGTTTGGTAACTTTGGGAGCTATAATTAATGCCATTTATGAGTACTTTGGGTGCTTTTAATCCTATGGATAAAGGTGGTCAACAAGCAGTATTAAGTAGCAATTACGTAAGATACGTAACTACTGGATCACCACAATATTATGTCACTAACGTAGGTGGAGGATCCAGTGCATCTGCTGAAGACAAAACGGTTGATACTGATAGTGTTGGCAACATGTATGTTGTATTGACTACAACACCAGGTACTCCCTCACGAACTTTCATCATAGAAAAGTATCTAGCTAATAGACATTTGGGTGCTTGCAAATCTATTACATTGCCTTCAGCCGGAGACATAATCCAAAGTATAAACATACTAGTAGATAAAGTTACTAATATTCCATACATAGCTATTTGTTCACTTTCTTCTGGCGTAAATGTCAGAACAACATTGATAGCACTTGACAATAACTTAAATGTTACTTGGAGTAAAACATACAGTCGTGCAAACTCCGGCGGTACTAAAGTTTATATGGCAAAAGCTGCAGGTGGGTCTTACATTTATGTAACTCAGGGTGTAGGAGCTATTTTTATCTTTACCGATAGCGGAGTATTATTGAACACATATGATGGAGTAGATATTGAACTTCCATTGATACCATTCAGTTTAGGTACGGGTGGTGCATTTTTTGTTAGAGGTACTCTTTTGGGCAGTGGTAGAAGTTATGTTACTCTTAGTAGTGGACTAACATCTATATTGTCAGCTAAAAAAGGTACAACTGCAACAGCAAATACTATTGTTAATGCTAGTACATTCAATTCAACTGATGGATATATTTACGCAGTATATTTTAATTCAGGAACTGGTAAAAGCGGGGTTTATAAGAACAACTTTAACAACAGCGCAACCAGTGTCTATCAATATACATTCAGCGAACCAAATCCATTACAGTTTACCGGTATCACTACTGATGGTACATATTTGTATGTTACTGCAATTGATTATAATACTGCTGACAACAACAACTATATGTTAAAGTTTGATACAAGTATGAACTATGTTGATGGATACAAATTATCTAGTACTACTGTAACTATTGGTGGTCCTGCGTATATCCCTACATATTATGACAATGAAACATATGCTTGTAGTGAAGGACAAATCTGGGCACTTCCTAGCGACATGAGCACGCCGGGCACAGGAACTTATGTAATTAATGGTGCTACTTGGGTTAAAAGTTCAATCACATCACCTACACGTAGTGCGGGTAGTTTGGGATTCACCCCAACTAGCCCTGCGATAACTACTATAACACCAACATTAGTTTCACAAACACTAACATCTGTTTCAGTGACAGACAAACTTATTTTCGTAGGAATATAAAATGACAACAAGAGGCGAAATCAACAGTAACTTTTACCAAATCGTAAACGTAGATGGTAATGGTGCTCCAACATCAGTTAAGCCTGAATACTTACCAAACGTAGGTAATGCAAACTATGCGGCTAATGCAGGACATGCTAACGTTGCTGATTCAGCAAATAGCGTAGCAGGAGCAAACGTATCCGGAGCAGTTGCATTTGCAACTACAGCAAACAGTGTAGCGGGTGCTAACGTATCAGGTCAAGTATCGTATGCAGCAACAGCAAACTCAGTTGCTGGAGCCAATGTATCAGGACAAGTAGGGTATGCTGCTGTAGCTAACTCAGTAGCAGGTAGTAACGTATCGGGACAAGTAGGGTATGCTGCTGTAGCTAACTCAGTAGCAGTTGCCAATGTGTCAGGTATTGGTAACATTGCAACTGTTAACTTAGATGGTTCTACTACGCACGTTCTTTATGGTAATGGCGCTTGGGCAGATGTTTCTGCCGCTAATGCCGCAAATGCCAATTACGCAAACTTTGCTGGTACTGCATATTCAGTTAGTGCAGCCAACGTTAGTGGATTAGGCAACATTGCAACTGTTAACTTAGATGGTAACGTATCAAACGTATTATCTGGTATTGGTACATGGGTATCAATGGGCACAGCAGTTAATGCAAACTATGCAAACTATGCAGGTAATGCATTTAGTGTTAGCGGTGCTAACGTGTCAGGTACTGTTGCATTCGCAAACGTAGCTAATACTGTAAGTGATAATGCACAACCAAACATTACTAGTGTAGGTAACTTAGTAGACTTAACTGTATCCGGCAACGTAGCAGCAGAAGAAGTATTGTTTGTTGGTGCAGGGGCTAATAGTGCTTCATTCATTAACCCAACACTTATCGCCAAGAATACAGGTGCGACTTATATTCAAGCAGCGATTATCAACGACAGCGCAAATGGTAGTTCAGATTGGGTAGCTTATGGAGACAATAGTACAGACGTTAATGCTTGGGCAGACATGGGTTTCACTAGTAGTAACTTCAGTGATCCATTGTATACAATTACAGGTTCTAATGATGGTTACTTCTTTGTCCAAGGTGACGGATCAAGTATTCATGGTGCTAATTTGGTTATTGCGACAGGCGCACAAGGTACTACCAAAGATATTGTCTTTGCTACAGGTGGCTTTTTAGCAAATAATGAAAAGATGCGTTTTATTAACGCAACTAATCAATTCTACATTCAACCAACAACAGCAGCTTCAAGTTCTACAACTGGCGCATTACGTGTTGAAGGTGGTGTTGGTGTTGGTGGAAACATTTACACTGGTGGCAACTTATATGTTAATGGTGCCAGTGATTTAGGTATTGTTAGTAATGTTCATATTACTGGTGGTACAACTGGTCAATATTTAACTACTGATGGTTCAGGTGGATTATCATGGACAACTGGTTCTAGCGGTGGTACTCCCGGTGGTTCAAACACACAAGTTCAGTTCAATGATGCAGGCTCATTTGGTGGCGTTGCAAACTTGACATTTGACAAAACCACAAACACATTAAGTGCTACAAACATCACTGGTAATGGTGCGGGCTTAACTAGCTTAACCGGAGCAAACGTTACTGGTCAAGTACCATATGCAGCAGTTGCAAATAGTGTAGCAGGTAGTAATGTCTCCGGTGCTGTTGGGTTAGCTACATATGCAACTACAGCCAATGCAGTAGCCGGAGCCAACGTAAGCGGTCAAGTATCATTCGCTGCCACAGCTAATGCAGTTGCAGTTGCAAACGTGTCTGGAATAGGCAATATTGCTACAGTTAACTTAACCGGTTCATCTAGTAACGTACTATATGGTAACGGTGTATTTGCTGCTGTAGCAAACGCAAATAGCGCAACACAAATAAATTACACCAATAGTTATTCTGCAGGTACTTACTTTATCCCATTCGTTAGTGGTAACACTACTGGATATAAGCCAGCAGTGTTTAACCCAGCCACAGGTGCTGGTTTAGGCTTAAACTATGTTTCAGCAAACGGAACAGTAAAAGCTACAGAATTTAATGGTGATTTAGTTTTTAGTTCTGGATCTACTACTAAAGTTACTTTTAATGGTTCAAGTGAAATTGATATTGATATTAGTGGTACAACTAGATTGGCGGCTACCAACTCAGGTATTGATGTTACCGGTCAATCTACAGCTAGTACTTCAATGACTGCACCACGCTTTATTAGTAACGTAGCGACAGGTACTGCACCATTCACAGTTACTTCAACTACACAAGTTGCCAACTTAAACGTTGCTACGGCAGGTACTGCAGGATCAGCAACAACTGCAGGTACAGTTACAACTAATGCACAACCAAACATTACAAGTGTAGGTACTCTTTCTGGGTTATCAGTTACAGCTACTATTACCGGCAACATTAGTGGCTCTGCTGGTTCTGCTAACAGCGTAGCAGGTGCTAACGTAAGTGGACAAGTTGGTTTCGCAGCAGTTGCTAACTCAGTTGCAGTAGCTAACGTTGCAGGTATCGGTAACATTGCTACTATTAACTTAACAGGTAGTTCAAGTAATGTATTATACGGTAATGGTGTATTTGCGGGTGTAACTGCAACTAGTGCTAACTATGCAAACTTTGCAGGTGACGTAGTAAATGCAAGCCAAGCTAACATCACTAGCTTAGGTACATTGACAGGATTAACTGTTTCAGGCGTTACAAACTTAGGTTCTGTAGCTAACATAAATATTAGTGGCGGTAGTGCTAACTATGTTCTTCAGACAAACGGTTCTGGAAACTTGAGTTGGGTCGCTCAAACAGGTGGAGGTGGTAGTACAACTACTGACTTTACACCATCATTCTTATTAGGCGGTATGTAAAATGGCAACAAGCTATAAAGTATTAGGACAAGTAATTCCTTCAGCTACAACAAACACAACGTTGTATACTTGCGGAACTGCAAACGGAGCAGTGGGTAGTACACTTGCTATCTGTAATCAAGGTGTAAGCACATTAGTTCGTGTAGCAGTTAGACCTGCAGGTGCATCATTAACAGGTAGTCAATATATTCTATATGATGTACCAACAAGTGCAAACGACAGTTTATTCTTGACTATTGGTGTAGCATTAGCAAACACTGACGTTGTAACTGTATATTCAGGTACAGCAAACGTTTCATTTAGTTTGTTTGGTTCGGAGATGTCATAATGACTGTTCAGTACGCAAGTGCTAGAAATATCACTAGCAAGAGTGTTCCTAATCCACCAGTTCCAGTACCGCATTATACTGCATATGCTAGACCAAGTGATTGGGCTGCATTACCTTCAATCAGTCCAACAGACCAAAAGTTTACTGGTCTATATGCTGTTTATGATACTAATAGTAATTTTGTTGCAGTAAGAGCAACTGTAGTTACCGGTGGTTCAACATATTCAGTTGATTGGGGTGACGGTACGACTACTACCGGTGTTGCTAGTAATACTACTGCACAAAAGAACTTGAGTTATGCTGGCATTTCAAGTTCAGTAACAACTCGTGGATATAAAACTGCGGTTATTACTATTACTCCTGATTCTGGAAACTTATCAGTTGTTAACTTACAACAATTGTATACTAACACACCAGTATTAACAAAATACAATGCTCGTTGGTTGGATATCAAATGCGGTAGTCCTAACTTAACTAACTGGACTATTGGTCAAAACGGCGGCCCAGTGTTTATGAACATGTTAGAACAAGTTGAACTTGTTTCTAAAGCAACAGGTTACACTGGTTTTGGTGACTGGTTATACCAATGTTTTGCGTTACAAAACGTAATCATCGGTGCGAACATGAGCAACGTAATTAGTACAACTGCTATGTTTTATAACTGTATTAGTTTACAGACCACACCATACTTTGATACTTCTTCGGTAACTGATATAAGTTACATGTTTGGTCTTTGCACCAATTTGAGATTTATTCCTCAATACAATTTTGTCAACGTAACTACTGCACAATTTACTTTTACAAACTGTACTAACTTAGTAGAACTTCCACCGTTGAATATAGGTAACTGTACTAACACAAACAACATGTTTGCTCTTTGCGAAAAGTTAACTTATATACCATATATTAACACGGCTAAGTTATCTAACTCTCAAGCAATGTTTACATCGTGCGTATCATTGGAACAAATTCCTGTAATGAATTTGGCAAACTTAACCGTTAGTCCTACGATGTTTAGCGGATGTGTTTCATTGAATTCAGTACCTCCATTAAATTTAGGAAACACAACTACAACTTTGCAGATGTTTCTTAACTGTTCTAGTTTGAGCGAAGTCAATGATATAGTAATGCCATTGAATACTACTACAGCTCAAATGTTTAGTGGTTGCAGTTCATTAACTACAGTTCCAGCATTTAATATGGCAAACGTATCAAATGCTGTTCAAATGTTTAACGCTTGCAGGTCGTTAGAATCTACACCGGCGTTTAATACTCCAAACTTGACAACTACAAGTAGTATGTTTGCAGGTTGCAACAGTTTGAGTTCTATAGCAACATTTGACACAAGTAAAGTATCTAACACAGTTAGTATGTTTAGCGCATGTTTTAATTTGGAAGATCCTCCCACATTAAACACTAGTAACGTAGTTACTGCAACAAGTATGTTTACTAGTTGCATTGCATTAAAAGGCGATAACATGCCAACATATGATTTTGGTAACGTTACTGGTGCTAGTGGTATGTTTAACACTTGTACAGATTTAGTAAGTGTTCCAACATTCAACTTGAGCAAAGCAACTACTGTAGGTAGTATGTTTAACGCTTGTACTAGCTTAGTATCCATCCCAGCATTTAACTTGAGCAACGTTTCTTCTGCTAGTACTGGTTTTGCTACTGGAGCAAACAGTCAAATGAGTTGTAATATCACTGGTTTAAAGACATCAGTTGACTTTACAAACAACCAAATGAGTCAAACAGCATTAGAAACATTGTTTACGAACTTGGGTAGCCCTGCAACTGCACAAACACTAACTATTACAGGTAACTATGGTGCTGATACTGCTGTTGCTAAAACAGGAACATGGAACACAGTCGCTAAAACTGTTACAATTACCGCATCAGGTTCAGTTAACATTGGTCAATATATGTATAGCTCAACTGCTATTCAAGCTATTGCTTGTTCATTCACTGACGTAACTGATTTAGTAACTGTTACTGCTGCTCCGGGCGTTGCCCCAATTGCAGGTACATTGTTACAATTCTCAAGTATTGTCTCAACAACAGGTATCACAGTTAGTACATTATATTACTGTATCAACCCAGTTGGGGCAACATTCCAAGTTGCATTGACTCCGGGTGGTTCAGCAGTACCATTAACTACAAACGGTACAGGTACATTAAAATGGGCATTAAAAGTAACAAACGTTGTAGGTACAACTATTACATTGGATAACTATGCTATGGTTGCAGGTACAAGTTTAGCAATCACATTTAGAACATTGAACACTAACTTGGCTAGTTTCAAGAACTGGAACGTTACAGGATAAACTATGTTTTACAAATACGAAGACGAACATCTATGGAGTGGCCCTTATGTACAATTTGCGTCGGGCGACTTTCTACACCAAGACTTATTGGATACATATACCTTTCCAATCGAGGGCTGGTATTACTTTGCGACTGAGGAAGAAGCTAAAAGTTTCTTTGGGATAAATGATTGATTTTACAGCTAAACAACTAAGTTGGATAGTAATCACTGCTACTGGAATAGGTGGCGGTGGTTATATGACATTGGATCAAAAAGTCGGAGAGATTGACAAGAAAGTTGCTGTTGTAAATAAGCAACTAGAAGAATCCGAAAAGCAAATGAGCCGTATTGAAAACGCAGTACTAAGAATTGAAGAACGCGCCTATAACAGGAATAAATAATTATGTAAGTTTACGCTCAGGTGTTACGCAATATTATCTTTATTATCGTGTATATGCCATACCCGTGTAACATCTGGGCACCCTTTTAAGCTAGGCTGGGATCGATTTTGTTTTGTTCGTTAATTCCTAATGTGCCCAGTCTAGCTTAATTCATTAAGAAAAAATCTTGTCAAGTGCATTAAAGCACAGTTTGTAGAAACCAATGAACATTGACGCCACAAACAGAATGGTAAACAGTGAAAACAAGATTTTAAGCGTAATCATTATAAAGTCCTTTAGTTAAACTATGAACATAGTATACTACACAACGGATTTACTGTAAACCTAGCTGTTGTATTATTACAACATCAATTGTAATAACCCTTGCTCAATCTGTATAGTAAAGTAGTACGTTTTAAGTTTAAATCGTCGGCAGCACTTTGCAAGGATCTGTAAGTTTTCCCATTAATCACAGTAACTTTACCCGTATCAACTGGTCTACCTCTGCCCTCTTTCACTCGTACATATTCTTTGTACTCATGGTTTTTAAACTGAATCTCAGCAGCTTCACGTGCATTGTTAGCAACTGTGTCAATTCTAGTGTTGTAAAAGCTATAAGCTCCCTCATCATTGTAACGACACATAACATATTGATGTTTCAATCTGCCACGTTGTTCCCACTTGCCAGAGCTTTCCCACATGTAACGCCATTCTTCAAAGTTGAATAGCCATTTGATTTTACGTTGTTTAGCATTAGACATTTGGCGACTATATGCTTTCTTCATTTGTTTAAGTTTTAATTTGTCCATATTGTATTTACTCAATGTATCATATTTTTTGTCAATAAGGGTACTTTTTTAGCCAAAAACCATAGCTTAAAAGTATATCTGGCGTTACAATAGCTAAATAAACATGTAGATGATGCGTTCGTGACATTTCACATTGTTTATACATTCCTAAAATTTGTCAATAGAAGCTCCCCTGATTGAACCCAGGGGACTTCACTCAAGGTTCAAGTGAGATGACAAATTCTTAGAAACAAATTTTAAGGAACATTTATGCATTCAATAGAAGAATTTACAGCACTGTCCATTGCCGTTGAAAAGGAAGAATTCGGACCAGACTTCTGGTATGTAGTTAACAGATTACCCAATGAACATTTGATTCTATGGGCAGAACGACTAAGCAAAACAAAATATCTATCAAACAAGAACCCAGAGTACTGGCTTGACTTACTTGACTTGATTCGTATCGCAAAAGACCCAATGAATCAGATACTAACTAGTAAACAAAAGAGATATCTAGCTATGTTAATATTGGAATGCTGGAATGAATTAGAGTGTGATTATGTCTTATAAGCCCAACTTTAATGATCCGCGTGTAATCAAGAAAATCAAAAGAGCCCTTGGATTCGTCGGCGCTTGTCTTAGTGATACTAAATCACATCCATGGAGTACTAGATATATGGATAAGTTCTTTGGACAACAGCAACATGACTTATCTAAGTGGTTAAGGAATCAGTTAGTTATATGTACTAATGAAAGATACTCAAAAGACACAGGTATATGTAAGGAATACGTTAAAAATTCAACGGGTTATAATAATCTCATGGGTTTGATAAAACCATCTACTTCATACCCTAGTGTATCACAAGTCGGAAATATAGTCAGTGATTGGGTAAAAGACGAGTACAAAGAAGAACTAACCACTAAGAACTTCACCTACGAAGACAAATCTAGTAGATTATGGCATCCACTACAACGTGTACGTAAAGAGCACAAAATCAAAGTATTCAGTGAAAGTGGCTTAAAGTTTCAATATGACATAGAATGTTGTGCTCCTACACTGATATATCAATACAGTCAGCAACTAGATGCGCCCATGGACGAATACTTATTCACCCTAGCAAGTTACATCAAAGACCGCAAATCAGTTAGACAGCAGCTAGCCAAAGATGCAGATATCCCGGAAGAAGTAGCAAAAGAACTAATCAGTGCATTAATCAACGGAGCACAGCTAGGAATGAATGACACCTCAAGTATCTATAAATTACTCAATGGAGATAAAGCCCGTATTGAATATCTCAAACAACACACATACATCAAAGAACTAAGATCCGACGTAAAAGTTTGCTGGAGTTACATCAAACAGACCTTACCCATCACTACAATAATAGATAAGAACGGCAAAACTAGAACTAGACCTATCTCTTGTAAACAAAAAGCCGGAGTATACTTTGACTTAGAACGACTTGTGCTTAATTCAGTTAGGAACTACCTAGATAGTACAAATAACAAATATTTCTTGGAACATGATGGCTGGGTGTGTACTAATGAAATTGACACAAATGAGTTACTCAAATGGGTTAAGGTTCAAACGGGTTATGATATTAACTTAGATAAGCAGGTTTTGATAAGTCCATCTACTTCATACCCTAGTGTATAACAAGTCGGAAAATTATGAACAAGTACTCAGACTTCAAAGACACAAAAATGCCCTTCGGTAAGTACAAAGGACAAAGTTTAAAAAGCCTACCCCTAAACTACTTAGAATGGTGTATATTAAACATACAAGACCAGGGTCTATGTATCATGTTCAGTATAGAACTACAAAGACGAAAGCCCAACTGGCGCAAAAGCTCTCACTAAATATAACAAAGGGTACGTTATGACCAAAGAATATCATGTGTTCACTAACATAGACGAACATCACGAACAAGCGTTTGTATTTCAAATTGAACGAGAAAATGGCTCTATAGAACTTAAAGAACTATGGACTATTACCAGTCAAAAGAACGGGGAAGTTAAAAGTAGATTACACTTAGAAAGTATGATGAGTAACATTATACAAAACGAAGGTGGAAACATAGAAGACAAGAACGTTGGTACAATACTTGATATGTTCAAAGACATTATACCCAAGACTAAAGTACAAGAACTTGAACAAGATTTACTAGAAAAAACACAGAATAGCGCAGAATCATTGATACTAGCTAGTGAAATCATTGCAGGGTTAAGTAACGACTCAATAGACTTACTGGTCAAACAATTGTTAAAGGCTAAACAATAATCTATAAATTATTGTATGCCCAGAATCTTTGCAACATTAGACAAAAACTTTACAGGAAACAGTGACTTTTATCTTTCATACACATACGATAGACAAAAGAAAGTGTGGACGTTTGACGGCTATAGATGTTTAAAGTGCGGTAGAGTATTAAAACATGTTAATACTACAAACAAGCATTTAGACAGTTGTAAAGCAGTAAGCAGACGTACCAAGTACAAGGATCCTGATATCATTGAGGGTATCGTTATTGACGTTAATGGCAATGAATGGCAGCCCATCAGTGTCAATGTACACGAAACTACAAAACATAGCCTAAAAGAATGATTTAAAAATAGGCGCTTGTAAGTTGTTGATTTATATAGGGAAAAAGGCGCCGTTTTTACTGTTTTTAAGATTTAGTATAAAGGTACCTTTGTTATTACATACCTATAGAATTTAATCAAAAATTTTCAGTAAAAGGCTACGTTTTTGATTGACTAAATATATAATAACTATTGGAAACCTTAATGGCTCAACTAAAATCTCAGTACGATGAAGTTCGTATACCTTTAACTAAAATGTCTTTTACCCCAGATGTTCCTTCAACGGCATTGGGTCCTAACGAATATAACAGTGGCTTAAACGTTGAAACAGACGTTAGGGGTGTTCGTAGTGTTGCTGGTGACGAAGAAATACTAACAAGTGTTCCTGGAACCCCCACATTCATATCAGGTGGCTTTAGACAAAGTGGCCAATTCTGGTTCATTGTAGCTACTACAGAGGGTAAATGGTGGGCCAACAATGGTATCACTGATTGGTATGATATTACCCCAGGTGGCACAACGTTCAGTGGATATAATCAAGCAACTAACATTACTGACAGTTGGAACGGTACTGTACCATTCTTTAATGATACATTAAATCCTCCAATGTTCTTACCAGACGAGCCAGGTGCTGTGCTCGTAGCATATAAAAACACATTGCCCGTAGATATTGATGATATTGCATATCAAAGCGCAACTGAACAACGTGTAACATTTGCAACAGCGTATGCAGTTACACCTTATGTTACAGGGGATAAAGTTATTATCAGTGGCGTAGACAACTTCTACAATGGTACGTTTACCGTAACAAATGCAACTACAACATACGTAGACATCTTACTAGTGCCAGGTGGCGCATATCCAGGTGGAGGCTCAGTCAGTCCATTGTATACATGGAACTATAATCCTAACTGGGAATCGTATTATGCATATTTCATGCGTTTGTACAGTACTCCTAACGTTGGATCCATCTTGGTTGCAGGTAACCTAACAGCTACAACAATTACAAACACAACTGAAATATACCCTGTAACAATACAGTGGAGTCAAGCGTTTGGATTGAATCAGGCACCGACAACATGGACACCTACAATCACCAACGTAGCTAACCAACTTGAAGTTCCTTTACGTGGTCAAGCACTTGATGCTTTTCCTTGTAACGGTCAATTCTTCTTGTGCTCGTATTGGGATACTGTTGTGTTCAGCCCATTGAACTATAGTACTACAAGTGCTCCAATCTTAGGTGTACGTTTGTACAACCAAGGTCGTGGATTATTGAGTGCTAACTGCTGGGCAAACACTGACCAAAACGTTTATGGCATTGATGCACGTGACGTATGGGTATTTGATGGAACTAACTTCCAGGGCTTAGGTAACCAACGTGTTAAGAATTGGTTCTTTGACCAAGTATCACCTGCTTACTTTGATAGAGTGTTTATGGAATGTAACACCCAAAAGAATCAGATTGAGATTTATTATCCTGACAGTGATGCAGTTAACGGTGTGCCTAACAAAATGCTTGCATATCGTTATGACATCGATGTTTGGAATCCGCCCCGTGATGTTTCAAACGCTACAATGGCATGCGAGAGTCCTATCTATACAGGCACTCAACCTAACTATGGTTCACGTACTTTAGTCTATGCTCAAGGTGTAACTAATAGTAAAATTGTACAGAAAGATATAGGTTACACATTTAGTGATGGTTCAGCAATTAGTTCAAATTTCCGTAGAGATAACATTAAGTTACTGAAAGACTATAGTGGTAAACTAATGGTACATCGTATCTTACCTGAAGTAAACAACTTGGGTGCGACACCATTCACCGGTGACTATAACACAACAGTTAATCCAGCAACAAGTACACATAAGGGTAACGTAACTGTTACGATTGAGGGTGCAACAAGCGTAGGTAGTAGCCCAACAGTTAAGTCTCCGGTAACAATGGCTATTGATACTGAAAGTCCATGGTGTCAGATTGACCAGAATAGTTTTAGAGTAAACAACATTGAAATCTCTAACACTAGCAATAACAGTGTTTGGATGTGTTCAGCTACAACATGGCAAGTAACACAAACAGAGGACGATAGATAATGAGTCAATTTCCAATCAGTGATGACAATAGTTTACAAGATGCTGTCAACTATTTGTTATCGGGTCCTTCAGGCTTAGGACAATACTTCGCAGGTTTCTCAAGTTATCAGCCAGCATACTTGACCGGTAACTATCGTATTCCATTTAGTCAAGCATTGTCTACGTTATTGTATGTTGCACCCATTGCGTGTAGTTCGGCTGTACAAATAGACGATAGAACGTTTCAGTATAATTTTAGTTCACCTCAAGCAACTCCACCATTTAGTAATGGTAACAACATAAGTGGATCCGGATGGGCTAATGATTTCTACAATGGTAACCAGGGCGTTATCGGTGTTGTCAAATGTACAACAACCTATGTAATCTTTAGAACAAATGGTTATTATCCTGGTATCGGTGATGATACAGGAGGCGGCGATGTTTACTTGAGCAACGTTGACGTATTAACTTCTACTGATTGTAATGCACGTGTAGTTGTTACTGGCGGCACAGATAGAGTATTCATCAGTGGTCAATTGGATCAACTGTTGAGTTATACTGGATCAGGTGACTTAACAGCCACAGTTCAGATTAATAGATACATAGGTCAATTAAACACTGACCCAATAAACCCTGATTACTTCTTTAACTTTGATGCAACTGTTGCTGAAAAGGTTTACACATATACTGGCTTGAGTACAGGGACTAAACTTATTGAAACGGTGTTTAGTACATTAATTGACCAACCAAAGCCTAACTATTATTGGTACATCTTAGAAGTTACGTTCGCTCCCACAGGCTCACTAATAATTGAAACAGATGAACTTAAACTTAGAAGCCTATCTGCTCAGGTTGTAAAACAATAAATACAAAAAGGATTAATTATGAGTTTATGGAACGATTTCTGGGATGGTGTCGGTGACATCGTTGATGATGTAGGTGATACCTTACAAGATACATGGGATGCAATTAAAGCAAACCCTATCGGCGCAATCACAAGTGCTGTAGCCATGGCTTATGGTATTCCACCAGCGTGGGCAGGAGCGTTAGGGGGAGGTGTCGGCGCAGCCGCTACCGGAGGAAACGTTATTAAAGGTGCATTGACTGGGGGTGCCATGGGTTACATGGGCGCTCAAGCAGGCGCAGCTACAGGTTCATTAGGTCCTATTGCTCAAGCTGCTGCTATGGGTGCAACATCAGCCGCAACAGGCGCTGTGTTAACTGGTCAAGACGTTATGACTGCTGTTAAGTCAGGATTGATTCTAGGTACAGTTTCAGGTGGTGTTGCACATTTGATGACACCCGCAGAAGCAATCGCAGCAGTTCCCAAAGAAACATTAACAGATATCTATAGTAAAGGTCAAGACCCATTAGGTGACTTGATTAAACAACAAGGCTGGACAGACAGTGATTCAGCACGTGCAGCAGCAAGTCAGGCATTCAGCAAAAACGCTGCAACTACAATCGCTCAACTACAAGCAAGTGTCCCAGACTATGTTTTAAAAGAAGCTCAAAACATTGCTAAGACTGGTAACCCACAAGCATACATCAATGAACAAATGGGCTGGGCTGACAATGGCGTAACTAACAGCGCAGCTACAAAGGCTTTAGACACATATACAGCAGCTAACAAAACTGTTAACAGATTCGGTCCTAAAGACCAAGCTCCAGTAAGTGATGCAGTATCTAAAACACCATTAGAGATTAAAACAAACGCAATCACTGACACAGGCTTAGTTAACGCAACTGATGCTCAAGTGTTAGCTAACGGTGGTTACACTGCAACTGATGTACAGAATTTAGTTAAAGCTGGTTACAATCCCGCAGACTTAGCTGATATGGCTGCAACGGGCGTACCTGCTTCTACTCTAACCGCATTGTCAAACACACAGTTTACCGAAGCTCAAATCAACAACTTGCTAACAGGACATGTTTCGGCTAACAACATTGCTGATGCAAGTAACTATGTTAACGCAGGCAAATTAACAACATCAACTGCTGACAGTTTATTGAAAGCTGGTGTCAACACAATGGACATGAAGTCTATTGTTAGTAGTGGTAAAGCAGATAGTTTTGCTAAGTTAATTGACAGTGGTGTATCCAGAAGTAATGCTCAGTATATGCTTGACAAAGGTGTTGACCTAAACAAAGCAGCAGCCGCAATTGATAGCGGTAAACTTACTGGTGCACAACTTGATGCAGGTGTTAACAACAACACATACAACAGATTAATTGATTCTGCTGCAACAGCTACACCAGTAAAACCTGATACTTCGTCAGGCACAACAGTTGCAGGTCCAGTAACACCATCAGGCTTAGACAACTATATTGAACAGTCTGGCTTTGATCCTGCTACGGGTGATATCACAAAGACTGCTGATAGTTATGGTACACAATATGAACAAGAATTGGCAGCACAACGCCAAGCTAACATGTCTGCAAGTCAACGTGCTACAATGGAAGCTAGATTAAATAGTCTAGGTGGCAATGTACAACAGTGGGAAACAGCCGCTGCTGGTAATGACTATAATACATTCTTAAAGAAGATGGGCTATAGTGCAGACAACGCATACACACGTGAAGCATATCAACGTGGCTTAGATAGCTATACTGGTCAACAACAAGCTACAACAACATTACAGCAACAACATGATGCATATGTTACTGCACAAAATCAACCAACAGTTCCTGCTGTACCAGAAGCACCATTAGCTCCTCCTGGCACTATCGATGTAGGCGGCGGCAACTTTATGGACATGCAAGGTAACATTGTAGATAGTAATGGAAATATTACCCAAGCTGCTGTAACACCTTCAGCTCCTATCAATCAAACTGCAACAGGTTACACTCCACAACAAGAAGCACAATACAATGAATTGATTCGTCAGGGTATGAGTCCTGCTGATGCTGTTCGTCAATTAGAAACTGGCAGTGGCGCAGCTCAGATTGATGTAGGTGGTAGTGCAGGCTTTGCTGGTAACCCAGATAAAGTTGTACAAGAATATCGTACACCTAATACAGACTTAGCTACGCAAGCTCAGATTGATAACAAAACAGCAACATACAATGCTGGTGCAAATGCTTGGGAAGTTCCTTCAGTTCCTGAAGTAGTAGTTACTGCTCCGAAACCAGAAGTAACTCCTGCTCAACCAGTTGTTCCAGTAATCGTTCCACCAACAACACCGGCACCTACGACACCCGTAGTTCAACCACCAGCTAGTGTTGCCCCAACTACACCCGTACCACCTAAGACTGTGGTATCAAGTACAACTAGAACTGATATCGATGGTTCAGTTATTCGTGATGACAAGATGAGTGATGGCACTGTAACATCAGTATTAGTTTCGGGTCCAACAACTACTGGCGGCGGAACTACTACAGGTCCTGTAACTCCTACAACAGAGATTCCAGAGATAACAGTAACAGCTCCTAAAGAGCCACCGTTAACTCCACCTACAACTGTTGTGATTCCACCAGGATCAAGCACTGTAACTCCTGTAGAGGTTACTCCAACTCCAACAGAGCCAACAACTC